AGCTGGTGGTTACGGCGAGGTTGACGAGGCCGGCGTTAACGTCGAACGTGGACGTTCCACCGGTGGCGGTGGAGGTGGCCCAGAGGCCGTTGTCGTGGTACCGGTGACTGGAATCGAAAAGAGTAAGTGGGTTAGATGTGCGTAGACGTCCAAAAGCATCTCCGACACCAACGGGTAGAGCCGTGGTTACAAAGGGGTTGGTGTAGGAGGAAGTCTGGACGAATAAGGACATGGCCTATTTCTTGCCTTTTTTGGCGGTTTTGGCGGATGCTTTGAAGGCAGCGGCGGTTGGGGCGCCCTTGGTTCCAGGCTTACGCATTTTTTCGCCGCTGCCGGCGGCGATGCGCTTGCGTTTGGCCGCGATATTGGCGTAAAGACCGCGTTTGGCCATCACTTCTTACCTTTTTTGGTGGATTTTTTGGGTTTTGCCATACCGGCTTCGCTCATGGCGATGGCGATTGCCTGTTTGCGGGACTTCACCACGGGGCCTTTCTTGCTGCCCGAGTGCAGTTCGCCTTTGCCGTACTCACGCATGACCTTGGCGACCTTTTTCTGGGCCTTAGTTGGTTTTTTGGCCATGGTTTTTACGCTGTTACCACACACGATAGGAGGTCTTTCCGAGGTTCTCTGGCTTGGCGAGGTTGAAAGTTTGCAGGCAGAGGTAGCCCAGGGCGTCAAATGCGTGGTCTACGCCGAGATTTTTGTTGGGGAGGCCGGTTCCAGGGGCATAAGTCAATGTGCGGAGGGATTTGATTAGCTCTTTGCACTTGGGGTGGATGAAGAGGCGGCGCGTTCCAGAGGCATCGAGGAGGGCGGTGTTGACGCAGGTGATTTTGTCGCGGATTTTCCAGGGATTTCGGGGGCTGGATACGGTAAATCCGCTCTTGCGGAGGATGTTGTGGTCGGTGGCGCCAACGCCGGAGGTTTTGCGGGCGCCGCCGGTGGGGTCCGGGCAGGCGATGATTCGGCGCTCCACGCCGTAGCGGGATTGGATTTCTTCGCAGAGGTCCCAGGTGGTGGCACCACCGGTCATGATAATTTCGTCGAAAACCCAGAGCACGTCGCCTTTTTTGACCGCACATACGGCGGACATGGGGTCCACGTTGAAGTCCACGCCCAGCAGTAGCGGTAGGACCGGTAGGTCTTGCACCACGCTGTCGATGTTTTCGTCGCTAAATGAGACGGCGACGAGACCGCTGAGATTCTCGAAGCTGGCCTCGAATTCTTGGCGGAAGGTGCGGGCGTCAAGCTGGGCGCGGGCAGCCTCAATCTCCTCCGGTGGGACGTTATCGCCATCGATCGTGGTGAATTGCCACCGGTGCCAGTCCGGGTCGTCTTGGTCGCAGTAGCACCAGAGGTCGTAGAACCAGCTGGCGGTGCCGTCGGGGGTGGAGATGAAGAGGGCCCAGCCTTGTTTGTCGGCGAGGGCGGGGCGGATGACCTCGAACCAGACGTCGCTGGACATGAACGCGGCTTCGTCGAGCACCACGCCAGCAAGACTGCGGCCTCGCAGGGCCATGGCGTTTTCAGTGCCCTTCAGTTCGATGGTGGAGCCGTTCACCAGCTCGATTTTCAGGTCGGTCTCGTTCTTGGATTTGATCCAGGCTTTTGGGACTAGCTTTTTTAGTACCTTCCAGGCGATGTCCTTCGCCATGCGGTAGGTGGGGGCAGCGTAGAAAAAGGTTTCGCCGGGGCGTTCGATTGCCCCACGCAAGAGTTCGATGCAGGAGAGGTAGCTCTTGCCGAAACGGCGGCCGGCGACCAAGACACGGAAGCGTTTACGGCTGGAGAACACTTGCCCCTGGGCGTAGCGGAGCGAGAGGGTTCCAGCCGTGTCGGTCACTTTTTCGGGTACGGGTACCTTCTAGGGTATTACAGGAATTGAACCCCTGCCCCCTTCAGCGTTTTGGGGTCCAGGTGCAGTAATTGCCGGCGCTGTAGGTGCCGTATGGGCAGGGGCTGCTGGTTTGGGGGACAGCGCGAACCGGCCTTTGCATTGCGGCGTTCGGGAGACAGTAACTGCCTTGGGAGTAGTAGCCGTAGGGGCAGGACGAGCCAACCTTCGTGATTGGGTAGGCGGTGGCGAGTACCAGAGCAAGGGAAAGCATGGGAATGTAGTACAGAAGAGCTTAGTTTAGCACAGTAGAAGGAAACTCAGTTATATCAGTAGGTTCCCTGGGACCCGCTCCCACCCCGCCAGAATCCGAACCCCACCCCCCGTCAAGGGGGAGGGCCGATTCTGTCACAAACTGCAACAGCCGCTAGCGCCCGAGCACCAGCAGCCGGCACTCCGCTGGGCCGCGGCCGGTGGCCTCGCAGCGTGCCAGCTGGCGAGAATTGTCGTAGCCCATCGCCACCACTGCAGCGGTTAGCAGCACGGCGGCAAGGGTGAGGGTGCGGGAAGTCATGGGGGAGCGTGGTGAGCTTGCCCCTATTGTTGCACAGGATCGGCCGGATTGCTAGCCCCAGGCGGAGAGTCTCTTGGGTCTCACGCGTTGCGCTTGTCGTCGATGGTGATGTTCAGCGTGGGCGCCGCAGCAGCTGCAGCCTCTGGCGCCACCTCGCCGACAACTGCGCCCATGTCCTTTAGGAGCATTGCGGCAGTTTGTAGCTGTCCTTTTTTCAATGCAGCAGAGAACAAGCGTTCTCTCATCTGTGCAATACGAGAGACCAACCGCGGGCGTTCTCGCTCAAAATCCTGTGCGACCCACTGTTGCACAGCGTCCCAGTCCTTCCAGGCTGTGCTTACGGCTACGCTCTCGCGTTCTGCGTGCTCTAGCACCAGTTGGCGAGTTGTGAGCCCGTCGAGTTGCCGTTTGTATAACCGCTGCTGCCGCTGCTCGATCAGTGCGTAAGGATTCCGCTTTCCGTAGATCTGACGCACACGCTCGGCGCTGTCGTATGGGTAACCGTTCTCGGTTACACTTTCCGCCGCAACTTCCGGCGCTTCGTTGATAGCTTCCGGATTGTCGGACATTGTTTAGAATCCCTGGCCGTTTGGTTCAATACTAGCCGCGCAGTAAAAAGCCCGGCACAGTGGCCGGGCCGTTGATCGGTAGGCGTTGGCCTCAAGCTGGGGAAAGTACCAGCCAGCGAGCGGGAGACACTCGCGCCAGGCTGTAGCCGTCGGACTGCTGCAGGTACTCCCAGGCTTCGGCCCAATCGATGCAGCAATAGGGCCAGCGCATCGAGTCGGCGGCACCCTCGCCGATAGCCTCGGCCAGCATGGCAGCAGCATCAGCGCCAGCCTCGACCTCGCTGTATCCTTCGGCTTCTCCGCAGTAGGCTTCGGCCAGGTTGTCGGCGTCGTAGCCAAGATCGGAAAGCTCAGCGACCAACAGCGCCAGTCGCTCGGGGCCGCAGTCCGTATCAACGCTGCAGGAGTCGAGCGCATCGCCCCAGGCTTCGTCGAGCCAGAAGCCGAACGCGGCACCATCTCCTTCGCTGGCCCCAAAGTAGAAGCCAGCCGGGGCGGCGTCATCAAGTGCCAGGCTGAGATCCTCTAGGGTCAGGTTGGCTTCCTCGTCGTTCCAGTCCGACTCCTTGGAGTCTTCGCCAACCAACTTGGTCAGGCTGGCGAGGGTCTCGGCGTTTAGCAGCTGGGGACGATCTGTCAGCACTGCCACCATCTCAGCAACCTGCCAGAACTTCGGCAGCAGATCTTCAGCCTTAAGGGTGTCGCAGCTGGCGATCCAGGGGAACTGTGCCAGCTGTTCGGGGGTGTAGTTGTGCATGGGGTGGCCCACTGGTCGGTGGGTGCGTCACTCCCCATAGTGTGCCAGCTAGCCCGGTCGTTTCCTAGCTGGTGTTGTGTAACTTAACAGATTGGCTAGGGGCTGGCGGTGGTCTGGTAGTATGTAACAGCAAACCCACAAACCAAGGGGGCCATGCACTACGGCAACAGACCATTAGGACCACTGCAGCGGAACTGGCTCAACTTCCTCCGCCGCAATCCCGGCCCGCATTACGTGGCGATGCCCCAGCGTGATCACCGAATCGCGGAATCACTGCAGGCCCGCGGGCTGATCACAATGGCCCCAGCACCAGTCGCCGACCCCAAGGGGCTCCCCGTGTTCATCGTTGAAGCGATGGAGCCCCAGCAATGAGCGGCGGAGATTGGAATACTACGCGCGAGCGTAAACAGCTGGCCCTGGATGCCCGGGAACTGGAGCGCGAGCAGTTGCGGCTGGAGAAGCGCCAGCTGCGGGATCTGCGGTGGGCAGTAGAACGCTCCAGCCTGGCGGCTTCCGATTGGGCTGATCTGCTGGCCCTGCAGGCCGCCCACGGCAAGGAAGGGCCGCTCCAGCTCTGGCGGGAACTGGTGCCCTACTGGCGGGCCTGTCAGCGCTGCAACGGCGGCGCTGACATCCCCCCAGATCTTTTTCCACAGGCTACGGGTATTTTTCCGCGCAACGATCAGCCAGCCAAGGCCCCAGCTAATCGGACCCGCTCCAGCAAGGGTGCAGCCCGCAAAGTTCGATCCGATGCTGGCGTCAGCAAGCCCCGCAAGGTGCGAGCCCCGCAGGGGTGAGCACGTCCCAGCCCCTGCCATCCGGTGGGGGCTTCTCACCGTCTCGCCGTGAGACTCACGAGAATCACCCTGAGACGCCCCAGCAGCAAGCCCCACGCCAGCCCCAGCAGGATCCCAGCCAATGGCGCCAGCAGCACCGTCTCAGCAGTGAGACTCATGAGACACGCAGTAAGACACCATGAATGGCGTCTCAGCCTGAGACTTGAATGGGATTTTGGAGAGCTGCGAAGTATTGCTCCACCCGAGCCATGAATGATTCTTCTGCGTCGGCGAGGTCATGAGCCGACATGTAATGAATGTTTGGGCTGCCGCAGCGGCGTGCTAGCACGATAGCTGCACCAGTTGGCCTTAGTCCGGTTAGGTGGCTAAGCCCCAGGCTGTAGGCGCCGCACTGGTCGATGTATGAATGGCCGGGTGGTAGGCGCTCCAGGCCGTCTTCGTCCTTTTTAGTCTTGCGGCCCACGCTGGTTTTCCAGTCCGCTAGTACCAGCTCGTTATTCTTCATGCCGATCAGGGCGTCGCAGGTTCCAGCAAAGCCGGCGGGGTGGTGAATGGAAAATTCACTGGCGAAAATTTCGGTGACGTTCTCGGCGATCCAGTCGGACAAGCTGCGGGCGTAGCCGGAGGCGCTCCAGCCAACACGGGGAACGTTGGGGCGGACCCTTTTCAGGGCCCATTGTGTGATTGGCGAGGGAATCCGGGCTAGTCCCTGATCGTCCCAGCGGATGGCGTTGCGCTTGTTTGCAGTGGATCGTGCCAGCTGCATCGAAGTCTTAAGCAAATATTCAGCCTGACTGTGGGCCATGTTGCCTCGGGTGGCGGCAACGTTGCGCTGGCAGCTTGCCTCGACTGGTCCCAGGCGGGCTTCCCAACGCTCCAGCCCGGTTTTGTCGCTCGTCTCCTTCAGGATGTGTGTAACACTATGGTATACATTACCTTTGATGTCCCTGTAGACCCGGAAGGGGCCTGAGTTATCTTGCTCCAACCGCCACTTACGCAGTCCTGCCAGCGTGTCTTGGGTGTTGGAGGCCATGAAGTTATTCTTTCCCAATCTGATAATACCAGTAAAAAGCCCCCTGGGCTAGAGGGGGCGGTGTTACTTAATTGTTTTTAAGTTGTGGATCAGGCTGCCTTAAAAGGATTGCCACCACTGAGAAGTCGGCTGATGTCAAAGCCTTCGGCCTTGGCTTCGAGCCAGGCAGCATCGACGTGTTCTTGGCTGCCCTTCTTGCGGGGGACGGGGCGGACGGTGTACTCGGTGAGCAGGCCGCTGCCCTTCTTGCTGATCGTGAAGTCCCACTCCAGCAGGTTCTCGTAGTCCTCCATTTGGGAGATCTGGTCGATTTCCTTGAGGATGGACTTCTGGGTGATCTGCAGGACTTGGACTTTGCCGGACTCGTAGTTGTAGACCGGGCAGGCGATGGCGAACTTCACGTCGGCGGTGCCAGGGCCGCCGCGGCCTTCGCGGGGCTCGAACTCGCCCATCTCAGTCACCACGTCCTCGTGGGTGGGCTCGTAGTCGAAGCGGAAGGGCTTGGAGGCGCCGTTGGCTTGGCCCCAGCACTCGTAGAACTCCAGGGGTTCGTCGGTCAGCAGCGCGAAGCGGACGGAGCCGCCGTCGGGGAGCTTGCTGAGGCTGAGGTAGCCGCCGCCGGTGCTGTTGGACGTAACAGCAGCAGAGGCTTGCTTGGAAAGGAAAGGCATTGTGGTTTCCGGTGTTTTGGTGGTCGCCC